CAGATCTGGAAGCTACGTACGATGCGGATATCGGTGCTAAAAATACTGCTATAGATGAGCTAAACACTAGCATAGCTACGTTAAACACCACCATTGAAAATCAAGCAGGTACTATAGACGAGCAGTCTAAAACTATAGATGAGTTAACAAGTGATAAGCTAGCTCTAGAAGGGAATGTATCTACATTAGAACAAGATAAAGTTGCTCTGCAAGCTACGTACGATGCGGATATTGGTGCTAAAGATACCGAGATAAACGAGCTAACCACTAGCATAACTGCATTAGGCGGTCAGATTAACGAGCTATCAACTGCTGCTTTAGCTGATGATGAAACAATAGCAGATAGAGAAGCATCTATAGCAGACCTCACAGAACAAAAAGAAGATTTAGAAACTGATTTAGCTACAGCAGAACAAGCTAGAGCAGATCTGGAAGCTACGTACGATGCGGATATCGGTGCTAAAAATACTGCTATAGATGAGCTAAACACTAGCATAGCTACGTTAAACACCACCATTGAAAATCAAGCAGGTACTATAGACGAGCAGTCAGGAACTATTACTGATTTAAGTACTGCCCTTGAGACTACTGCCGAGATTTTAGGAGTACCCTCTAACTTAGTTACACAGGAAGATATAGACCTAGTAACTGCCTACTTGGCAGGTGTGGAGCTAGCTCAGGACAAAGTAGATGGCATGACGCGTTACGACGTAACTGGGCAGGATGGTTTAGTTACGCAAGAAGACTTGGCTTTGTTGACAAATGCGTATACACTTGGGGACTATACAGGTTTTGATCCTGACGCAGATTTTAACCCCGCAACGGGCACATATTTAACCATAGAAGAGAAAGCTGCTGAGATAGCGGCCCTTAAAGAGTATGAAAATGATTTAGTGGAAGCAATATCGGGAAAAGATTTTGAGATAGATACCCTTATACAGGATGCGGAAGCTAGAGAGATAGAGTATGAAAATGATTTAGTGGAAGCAATATCGGGAAAAGATTTTGAGATAGATACCCTTATACAGGATGCGGAAGCTAGAGAGATAGAGTATGAAAATGATTTAGTGGAAGCAATATCGGAACAGACTAAAAAGGTAACAAGTGCCACACAAACTCAGATCCAAGAAGGAGTTGATGAGATAAAAGAGAAAGAGGAAGAGAAGCGAAAAGCTAACTTCCTAGAGTCGTTAACTGCTCCGGGGCGAAGAGTAGACGTAGAGACTCCCGACCCCGCGGTCATACAATATGAATACGATATTTCAGGAGACAGTATTTTTGCAACCCCTGAACAAGAAGCGGCTTATGAGCAACGCAGTCCGTACGCGCTTCAAGACAGTCAAGATAACCCATACGGAGATAGTTTAATCTCTAAGATACAAGATAGACTTCAGAAACAACAAGGTTTAGCTTCTGGGGGAGCGGTTAAAAACAAAACAAACGAGATCCTACGGATACTTGGAGAAAGGTAAATGAGTGAAGAGAAAGACGATAATTATATATCGGATGCGTTCGGTGCTATTGGTGGTCTGTATGAAGGTACGATGTCATTCCTTGCGGATGATTCTAACCCGCTATCTAGGTTTACAAACTTGGCTTTGTCTGCTGCCGTGGCAAAATATGCTCAGCCGCAACAAGAAAAATTAGGCTACCAAGGTAAGGTAGATATGGACAAACAACGCGTCCGAGAGCGCGTGCCTATGCAACAATCACAAAATGCTGGGCGAGATGTAGGCATACTTAGCCTTGCTAAACCTGAAGAAGAAGGACAAGCCCCTGCATATACTAACAAATATTTAACTGGTGAAGAGCGCAGGCCGGGCGGTGCAGGGAGACGTTACTTCTCTGACCCTATAATGGCGAAACGACCAGAAACTGGAATCCCTACTTTAGAAGAAGCTCAAACTACAGCCAAAGCTCAAGCTGACGCGTTGGCAGCCAAGCAAGCACCTACGCCACCCCCTGAACAACCCGCTATGGCTATGGGAGGACGTGTACCTAAATATGCTAATGGTGGTATTGCGGGCGCACATAAAGGTTACTACTTAGGTGGTAAGACTGACGGCATGGCTGACAAAGTACCTGCTCGTATTGATGGTAATCAAGAAGCTCGTTTGAGTGATGGTGAGTTTGTAATACCCGCTGATGTAGTAAGTCACCTAGGCAACGGTAATTCTGATGCAGGCGCAGACCAGTTACATAGTATGATGGACGGAGTACGTAAAGCTCGTACAGGTAATCCAGAACAAGGTAAACAAATAAACCCCCAGAACTTCATGCCTAAAATGGCGCAGGGCGGTATAGCTCAATATGCTGGTGGTGGTTCTGTATACGAAAACAAACCGTTTAAAAACAAGTTCCCTGATGGAGATGCTGTAGTAGGTACAACGAGCACTGAGTCCACTGCGGGAGATGCTGGCGGTACAGGTGCTGGCGGTACAGGCTCTAACTACGAAACTCCTGTAGGACAAGCGACAGGAAAAGAGTCTTCTCTATCTAATTGGGTAGGAGACTATGTTACTGAAGGTATACTGGAACCTGCTAGCGCATTGGCAGCAGATCCGTATGAGGCTTATGAGGGCCCACTTACTGCGGGAACTAGTTCACTACAAGATCAATCGTTTACGGGTATTTCTAGATTAAATGACCCTTTGACTGGCGGCTCAGTAACCAATCAGATGGGTACGTTTACTCCTGATGCAGCTACTTTAGACCCATACATGAACCCTTATGAGCAGAATGTTATTGACCGCACTGCAGCTGATATGCGCAGACAGAGCCAGATTGATGCCCTAGGTGATCGACAAGCTATGACCGCGGCAGGTGCTTTTGGTGGTTCAAGGGATGCGTTGCTACGTGCCGAAAGAGCTAACAACCTAAACCGTGGTATCGGTGATATGGCCGCAACAGCAAGGGCGCAAGGGTTTGATACCGCTATGACTAACGCACGTACTGGGCAGGAACTAGCTAATAAGTATGGGCAAGACATATTGGGCTTACAAGCTGATGCGGGTAACATACAAAGACAAGTTGCTGCTGAGGGCGTTGCTGCTGATTACGAGCAGTTCAGAGAAGAGCGAGACTTTGGTTATAAACAACTACAGTTCTTACATTCGTTACTGCAAGGTATGCCAGTGGCTGCACAGAACTACGCATACACGGAGCCAAGTGAGATTGACACCTTATTACAAGCGGGATTAAGTATGGAAGAAATTCTAGGAATATTAGGGTATGGCGAAGGCAGCGGTGAATCTAGTGGTAGTGAATCCCAAAATGATGGTACAGCTTAGGAGAAGTATAGGTGAGTATAGATAGTCTTATAGACGACAAAAAAGACGCAATGCAGCTAGGCGGTCAGCCGTTAAACCAAGGCGTTGGCCCTGACTTAATTGAGGTTTTAGCTACTCGTAAGTTGTTAGAAGAAAAAGCAACTATTGCTAGGGACTTAGCGTTAAAGCAGCAGCCTATTCCTAACACTATAGCTGAACAGCAAGATCAAAAGTTATTAGGCTTGACTCAAAAAGAGATAGCTACGCAGACAGGTGGCATACTAGCTAATCGTGCTCAACAGCAAGGTAAACCTCAGCCTCGTCCACAACAAGGTGGGATTATGGGTGCTATGGGTGGCGGCAAACCCCCTATGCCTCAAGGTGCTCCTCGTCCTCCAATGGGTGGTATGGGTGGTGCTCCTCGTCCTCCAATGGGTGGTGCTCCTCGTCCTCCTATGGGCGGTATTGCTAGTGCTGCTCCACGCCCTCCTATGATGGCTAGTGGTGGCATTGTTGGGTATAACGTGGGCGGCAAAGTAAAAAGTGCGGAAGAAGCTGTTCGTGCTCTAGGGTTAGTAGATGACCCCACCAGTCCAACACACCAAGCTAAGCTACAAAAAATAATGCAAACCCTTACTGCGCAAAGTAGTCCAGAAGAAAAAGCTGCTGTACAAAAAGTCCTTACTGAGGCAGGTTTGAAAACTGACCCTGTAGATAGAAAAGGCAAAGATACTTCTGCAGCAGGGTTTTATGGCGACCTGTTTAATTTTTCTACTGACTTACCAAAAGATGCGGATAGAGAAGAAGCGAAACAACGCATAAACAGAGCGCGTGGTAGTCAATTCGGTGGTGCGGGAAGTCCCGCAAGTGGTGAGCAAGTACAGCGTCAGGTGGACGAACGCGGCGGTATGGCTATTGTAGATCAGGCCATGATGTTGGGTGGTCTTGGGGCAGTTAAACAAATTGTCGCTAACGCAGGTAAAAAATATGGGCCAAAAGTCGTTAACTATGCCAAACAAAAACTAGCAAAGAGTAAAGATTTTGCTAGGACTCCGGCTTCAAAACCAAAATATAAGATGGGTGCTGATGGCAAGCCAGTAATGACAGCTCCCGGCCAAGCAGCCTCTCCGAATGTTGGGAATTTAACTGGTGCTGGGATAGGGATTGGTGGACTTGCTTATGGTGCGGATGCTGTTATGGGTGGCACTGAACCTGCCGAGGTTAAAGATATGGGCGGTGCGGGAGTATTACGTCCTGAGACTGCGATAGATGCGCAAATAGCTGGGCAGAAAAAAGACCCCACTGTGGGTGACGCTAAAGCATTTGTACGTGACCAGTACAATAAAGAAGCCGCTGGTGGTGCTCCTCAAGCGGGCACAGGAAAAGAGTTTGATCTTAGTGTAGATCCTTCTGAGTTCAGTTCTACAAGTGTTAGTGATTCTATGAATCCTCAGATGAAGAAGCAACTAGACAGACGACTAGCATTAGACCCCAAGACCGCTGCTGATGAAGAGCGAAAAGCTGCTATGGGGAGATATAAGGTTGACGAGACTACTAGCGGCCTACAAGATATATTAGATAGACAATTAGCTGAGTCTAGAAGAGTGGCTGACGACCCACAACTACAATATAGACGCAATAAAGCCAGCATTTATGCTGCGCAGGGCGCTAAAGGTAGAGCATACCAACAACGTGTTCTTGCCGAACAAGGGAAAGAAGGTAAGCTGTTACAACAAGAAGCGAATAACTTTGCAACTATGGCTAACACCGAAGCAGCGTTAATAACTAAGGTGGATGCCGAAGCCGGTAAAGCCGCTACTCTAGCTGCTAACTCATTAAGTGCAGCCATGGAAATAGCTTCAACGTTCACTATAACTGACCAGAAAGCGTTCCGTGAGATGATAGCTACTAGAGGAGCGCAGCTTAAAGGTGAGGCAGAGCTTAAACTCAAGAACGATTATAATATAGTTATGGGCGAAGCTAAGAGCATGACAGAATTAATTGCTGTTACTAATGCTATGTCATCCATTATTGCTGCAGAAATAACTCAGCTGCAAAAGTCTCAAAAATATATGGCGGAAGGTTCAGAAGGCCGTGCGAAGCTGGAAAGAGATTTGCAGATGGAACAATTTATCAAATACATATATCCGCAACAAGCGATTATGAAGAGAATAACTGGTGCGCTCGATATTGACTTAGGTGACTCTGGTGGTTCTGGGGGGTCTGAAGTTGGTATGACTGATGAAGAAGCTGCAGCGATGGCCCAATAACCCTATAAGGCTAACACTATGCCTAGCATACAAGAGATATACACTGCTATAAATAAAGCAGAAGCACGGGGAGACAAGAAGTCTGTAGAAATTCTTTCTGGGTTATTTGAGAGACAGCGACGCGCTGATATGGGATTGCCCCCACTCCCAAAAGAAGCTGATGGTTCTGCCAAGAAAGAAAAGACGGACGAAGAAGTTGGGTTCTTAGAGAACGTAGCTACGGGTATTGGTTCAGGTTTTGTTGGGACTACTGCTACGGCTGCGCTAGGTGCTGCTACGGTACTTGAAGAAGATACCGAGTTAAAGGCTAGAAAAAAGATACTAGACTTACAAGAAGACTTCACTCCTGAAGGTGGTGACAAAGACTCTCTCACATATAAATTAGCATCTGGCGTAGGTTCGCTTGGTGCATTTGCTAGTACCGCACTATTAGGTAAAGCAGCGTTACCTGCTGCCGGTGTACTAGCTCTTGGCGCAGGCGCTGGTGAAGCATCAGAACGTGCTAGGGCGTATGGCGCTAGTGAAGAAGAAAGAGGCGCAGCCAGCTTACGTGGTGCTGGTATTGGTACGCTAGAACTCCTACCCCTAGGTAGACTAGCTAAGAACTTAGACATTCCCGGCCTACCTGACTTCATAGAAAAATTATCTGGTAAGGTTACACCAAAGACCATTACTGGTATCAGGACTAGACTACAGCGCATGGCTGCCACTGGGGTAGCTGAAGGCACGCAGGAAGCTACAGCTGCTATCTTACAAAACCTAAACGAAGCGGGCTACAACCCAGAACAAGTTATGTTTGAGATGGGTGTAGTAGAAGAAGGCGGTATCGGTGGTGGTGCAGGTGCAATAGTACAGGGCATAGCAGATATTCTTAATAGGAAAAACCTACGTGCAGATGTAGTTGTAGATGACGAAGTATCCGATAAGGAAGACGAAGCTACAGAAGAGACAGTAGCAGAAGAGCCTGAGACTAAAGAACCTGTAGAGAAAAAAGCCGAAGAAAAGAAAGTAAGCTCAAAAGAAAAACCAAAAGTAGAAGCGGTAGAATCGACAGAAGAGCAGCTCGAGGATATACTAGCAATAGAAGAAGCTGATACTAAGGAGAAAGGCGATGTTAGAGAGCAAGTTACTACAACACCTGACGCAGAAACAACTGGAGACAGCGTTCCTAGTAGTGCAGGAGTCGTGGGAGTCGAGCGTACTGAGAGTGCCGAAGAGTCTGGAAGACCTGAGCAAGGAAGACTGGATGATAGTAAGCGTGACACTGGAAGACCTGCTGGACGAGAGGGAGAGTCATTCTCTCCAGTAGTTACCCGCGTATACAACTCGCTACTAACGCTAGATGCCGAAGGTAGAAAGTCTGGACTAGCTTTCCTCAAGAAAGAAATGCCCGAAGCGCAGTACGCTGAATTAGAAAGACGTATAGCTCTTGTAGATGCTAATAAGCCTAAAAGCGCTGCAAAGGAAGATACTAAATCTAAAGTAGTGCCTACCTTTGACAAACGAACTAAGAAGTTTACTTACACCCAAAAACCGTACAAGACGTTTAAAAAAGTTATCCCCAAGATAGATATGCTTAGGTTAAGTGCAATTGCTAAACGTAAGGCATTGCCGCAAACACCCAAAGCAGTTACTGAGGCTGTGGCTACATATATGTCGTTCTTCAGTAGTCCTGTAGAGGCTTTGTACGCAGCGGTGCAAGACACCGTAAACCCCGAGTCAAATATAGTACAGCGGCTAGAAACCGCAGACCCTGATAGGGCTACTGCAGAATTACGTAAAGTCTTCCCTAAACAAGCCTTAAAGTCTAAGCTAGATAAATCACAGGACAAAGACTTGCAGAAGGCTATGGGTAAAACAAAAGGCGAAGTAAACATAGGAGAAGTCGTTCTAGATTGGGCAAGCAAAAACTTAGAATCGTCTACTATGGATACCATACGAGACCTAGAAGGCGTTATCAGTAGAGAAGTTGAAGCGGCAGCTGCACAAGTCAGGCGCGTAGCAAATGCAGAAGAGGCAGCTGCGAAAAAAGCAAAAAAGCAGGGGCTAAAAGAAGATACTCCTGAGTATAATAAGTTTGTGAAAGACGCGGTAAGTGAAACTCCCGTAGCTGCTGAACAGCCAACTGAGCAAGTAGATGCCATACAGGAAAAAGCAGCTGACGTTAAAGATGCTAAGGTAGAAGTAGTAACTGAGCCAAAAGCCAAACCAAAAGTAAAAGCTAAACCAAAGAAAGACGAGAAAGAGTTAGCTGAAATATCGTTTAAAGATTCTATGGCTAGGAAAGACTTAGACCTAACTAAGCAATCTACTTTTGATAGCCTACTACAAACTGCTCAAACATCTCAGAACCCTAAAGATAACGAAGCGCGTCTAGTAGAAGCCACGTCAAAGGCCAAAGCTACTAAGCGAAAAGCAGAGTCTGAGCAAAAAGAAGTAGACCAAGCAGTAAAAGATATAGATGCGAGAAAGGAACAGCAGAAGAAAACTAAAAAGAAAAAGAAAGATTACAAAGAGACCAAAACAGCTGAAGTAGTAGCTAAAGTTAAGGCGAAACATAAAGGCTTACAAGACAAGCAAATTATTGGTGCTATGCGCAAAGCGGAAGAAGCGGGTGGGTCTACTGGAGCTAGTAAACGTGTTGCAGAATACTTTGATACGGCTACCAAAGAGCAAATAATAGAAGATGCAAAAGAGTATACGGCTGGTACTTACTACCGAGGACTAGACTATAAAGATCTAAAAATAGATGCTAAAAATATAGCGTCATTAGAAGGCTTTGTACCCGCAACTACCCTAAAACTTATTGAGAATGGCGACTTAAAAGGTGCGGTACTAGACTTCGCTAAGACACTCTCTGGGCAACCTGCTAGCGTAGCAAGAGCTATGGCAAACAACTTAGGCAACGCTAAGGTAGACATGCGTACTACTGAGCAGCTAGGTGGTGTAGTAGGTGGTAGAGTTAAGCAAGGCCAGCTGGATGTAGATAATAACACTGTATCGTATAACTCTGACATACCACTAACAGGACACGCGTTGCTCCATGAGGTAGCGCACGTTGTAACTAATTCTGGGTTAAACAACAAGCTACTCCCGGCTACCAAGCAGTTAAATAATATATACAACTCAGTTAAGGGTTCTTTAAGTGGTGCTTACGGGACTGAGAATGTAAAAGAGTTTGTAGCTGAAGTAATGTCTAACGACAAGTTTAGGAGAGAACTAGCGAGACTAGATGTTAATGGTAAGAACATACCCGTATTACGTTTAGTATTTAACGCTATAAGTAACAGACTGCGAGCACTAGTCGGACTCAGCACTAAGCCTATTGAGCGTCTTGATATGGATAACATAGATGGCTTAACTATGGCACTAGTAAACACTAACTTAGATAGAGTTGGTAATGACACCATAGCTATGGCGCGTACGCCTAATGAGATATTAAACCTAACTGTAGAGGTTGCAAAAGCTACAGACAAGTATAAAGGTGCAATAGCAGACAACAGTTGGGCGGCATCAGCGTATAAGTTTGCTACAGAAACAGTGCCCCGCAAGACTAGAGAGATATACTTCAAGCTGCATGGAGGACAGTCTATGGGGGATATGGCTAGGGCCGCGGGCTTTGGTACTCTAGGATTACAGCTAGATAAGGCGATAACTGCGCAACGTGGCTTACAAATGGATTACGAAGCCAAGATAGAAAAAGTTAAAAAGAAGTACAACAAGTGGGCTAGAAGCAACAAAAAGCTAAAAGTCATACTAGATAGTGTGATATATAACCCTGAGTTTGGTGCGACTATACACCAAGTAGACCCGACAAAGCCTGCGACCGCTTACTCTGGAGAGAAGTTAGCTATATGGAAAGAGCAACAAAAACAGTGGAACAAACTAGACGCGGAAGGTAAAGCTCTGTTCACAGAGATGAGAGACGCGTACAAGGACATGTACAAACAACTGTTAGATGCTATCAACACGCAAGTTGATACTATAGTGGATGGAGACAAACAAGCGGCTATCTCAATAAAGAAAAAGCTGGAGAACAAACTACTGGCAAGTGGTGCGTTAGATGTTTATTTCCCTTTAGTTCGTCAAGGCGATTATAGAATATCGTTTAATGCGCAGCTTGAAAATTCTTATGAGCAAGTATTTATGATGTTCGCTAACAAAGCTGAGCGAGATGCGTTTGCTGAGGAGTTAACGAATGACAAAGACGTGGATTCTATCCAGACGTTTGAAGGTGACATAGACGTTTCTAGATATGACAATGCCCCAAGTAGTTCATTTACTAACGAAGTACTAGAAATACTTAACAAGGCAAACGTTGGAGCGGGTGTACAGGAAGAAGTATTAAAGCTATTCATAGATAAGTTACCTGAAACATCTTTTGCTAAAGCGTTTAGAAGACGTAAAAAGACAATGGGTTACATACATGACGCAGGGTACGCACTAGAGACTAAAGGTTCTAGCTTAGCTATACAAACTGCCAAGATAAAAAGCTCCGCTAAAATTAAAGGCATTGAAAAGCAAATAGAAGCCAAAGCCGACGAGCTTATTAAGAAAGACCCTGACGTGAGAGAAGTAAGAAACGTATTACGAGAGAGGGCTAAGTTTGCTAGGTCTGGAGCAAAGAATAAAGAAACAGAAACCATCATAAAAAACTTCAATCAGGTTGCCTTCCTGTACACGCTAGGTTTTAACGTGTCGTCTGCGGTTGTTAACTTGTCACAAATACCACTAGTTATAGTGCCATTCCTAAGTGGTAGGTTTGGATTATCAGAGTCTATAGATGCGTTCACTTCTGCGGGCAGTATGTTGGGTGGCAACGCTAACATTAAAGATTACTTTGACCAAGAAGGTACCGGCTACGAGGCCGTGTTTACATTGAAGCCTTCTGAGATAAAGAAAATAGAAGACACTGCTATAAGTAAGGAACAGGCTGCGGCAAGAATACAGCAACTGAAAGATCTTATACCCCTAATTAAAGAAGCGAACGCTAACGGACAACTATACTCCATGTCATTCATGGATGAGCTAGGTATAAACGAAAAGAGTAACTTGCTAGATAAAGTCACTCATGGCTCAGCCATATTCTTTAACGCTGCGGAGCGGTTTAACCGCCAATCTACCCTTATAGCTACATACAACTTGGTGCGTAAGCAAATGGTTGACAAGGCTAAAGCAGGTGAAAAGTATTATAGTGAGTTTGACGGTAAATTTATCGACCCTAAAACGTCAACTGCGGAACTTCGTAAGTTTGCTGCTAGGGAAGCGTTGTATATAACACAACAAACAAATGGTGGTGCTGTACTAGAGACCGCCCCTAGACTCACGCAAGAAGGGTGGGGACGTGTGGCGGGTATGTATAAGAGCTTTGGCTTGCAGATGTACTACACGTTGTTTAAGACATATAAAATAATGATGGCCAATAAGTTTGCTAAGACTCCAGAAGGCAAGGAACAAAGAAACGTGGCGTTTAAGCAGTTAGTTGGCATACATATGAGTGCCTTGTTCTTTGCCGGTGTTTCAGGTATTCCTATATATGGTATTGTGCGAACCGTCGTTGACATGTTCCTAAATGATGATGATGACGATGTAGACACTATAGTTAGGAAAGCTATTAAAGAAGGGCCATTTAAAGGTGTTGTGTCTGAAGTGCTTGGTGCAGACGTTGCCTCTAGGATAAAACTTACTGACTTAATCATAAATGAGAACAGGTTTAGTAACAGTGAAAGCCTAGAGCAGGGAATAGGTTTCTACCTTGGTGGCCCATTCCTCAGTACCCTAAATAGGTTTTATAGAGCCGCTGGCGATTACAGTCAGGGAAATTACCATGAAATGTTTGAGGGTATACTGCCCCCTGCACTTGGGAATGTTAAGAAGGCCCTTCGTTACTCTATGGACGACGGTATTAAGACTAGGCGTGAGGACTATGTGCTACGCGATCTAAGCACTGGCGAGTTAATGGGTAAAGCGTTTGGGTTTGCTCCTACCGAGTACACGTTTAGGCAGGCTAAGAATGCTAGAAACAAGAAAGTAGAAAACGCGGTTATAGCTAAGGCGGTTGACTTACGTGAGAAGTATTTCCAAGCGGTGCGTAGATCAGACCCCGACGCGATTAAAGACATAATTAATGACATTGCCGAGTTTAACCGTGATCACCCCGCAGCGGCTATATCCAACGACCAGCTAAATCAATCCGTAAAACGCCATTTCGAGACTAGCGCTAGCATGGTAAATGGTGTGACTGTCAACGACAGGTTAAGGAACGACATAGAAAGAAGTAACGAAAATTGGTCTAGAGGCTTTTAAAAAAACTCCCCGATGCCTCGGAACATCAGGGAGTAAGGAAAGTAACAGAGTAGCGAAGGGGAAGTGCTACTCCATATCCTAAAACTTTATGTTGTACGCCATATACGTACTCCTAACTTACCACTTTCTATGGTGGTCTTGGCTTTATACTTCCAGCCTTTTCTTTTGAATATCACATTAACTTGTTCTCGTGTCTTACGTGCGTTTATGCAAGGCACGAACACTGAAGCGCCAACTCCCATTTTGTCCCAACGTACAATAATCCGTACGCCATCAGGTGCTATGTCATCAAGTTTCCGCATCTTCTTCTATATCAACCGCAGAACAATCTATGCAGAACACATGAGTTAGAGGCATCTTTGTTGATGTACCTTTAGTAAGCCTTATCTTTACATACTTACCCTTGAACTTAGCTTTAAGCTCTTCTATCGTAGAAGTGTAGTTTATCTGTTGCGCACCACACCACGATTTCAACACTTTAGGTATCACGTATAACTTCTTAACATCAGTCTCATACCTTCCTACTAGCTTGTTGCGAGGGTCAGACTCGGGTATTACTAAGTCGTCCATACCATTACCGTGGCCCTTGCGCATATCATCAGTGCTTTTGATTTTTAGTATGCTACCCCAATGCTCGTGCACAAAGTCGTTCAATAAATCTGCCGTAGAAGACATTAGATCGTTAGACGTAGCACGGTTCTCTTGTAATAGTTTAAGAACATACTTAAAAAACTTCTCAGTGTCATAGTCAATTAGCCCTATGCGTTTAGCGATCAACATACCTGTAACCGATGCAGTAGCGCCTGCTGACCAGAACCTATCTTGTGCTGTAAGTCCTGCGGCTTTATCTAACTTCTGTTGCACTTCTATTAACAGGCGTTGTACTTCTTCTATGTTATCCATAACCCACTGCATGTAGATAACTCCTGCTGTACCGTACGTGTTCTCAGCGCGAGTAGCGAATGCATCTGTAAGGTGTTTAGTCTTAGATGCATCAAATAACTTTACTGCCCTAGTTTCTAGCATACGAGCCGCTTCGGCCTTCGGGGCATTCTTGAAAGTGCTGATACGTTCTATCACACTAGTGTTGCCTGTAGATACAGATAACAAACTCCAAGGCTCACCACGTGTCCTTTCTGTATTAGAGTTACCTGACATACGATTACGTTGCTTACCGCTAGTTAACTGATACACAAGGTCAGATAGTTGTTCACCCTTACCATTAGTTAACTCGTCAATATATAAAGGTAGGTTCTTGTATACCTCACCACGCAACATAACTGAGTTACGAGTATCCTTGGCATCAACTACTAACTGCTTTGGGTTGCCCCAAACAGACGCTCCTACGTACATAGCGGTGGTCTTACCTAACCCAGAGTCCTTACTATGCACGTGGAAGCCCGAACATGAGACTGGCATAAGCGCCATAAGGGGTGAACCGAAAGAAGTAGCTACCATGTACTGATGTAACTCAAAGCCATCTCTGTTGTAGAAATTAGCCATATCCTTCCATTGTTCCAGAGAACCTTTAGGCTTAAACGCGCTCATCAAACCTGCTGTTGCCTGTGATGGTGGGTTACTCTTAACACCATTTTTTGATATTTCTTGATTGCCTACAACAAACGCATCATGGTTATCATCAGTCCAACCAAATTGAATGCGAGCCTTGTCGGCTTTTGTAGTAGCCTGTAACTCGTTAATCCAAGTAGTCATATAAGTCATAAGTTTATCCATCTTTGTTACTGCCACGCCTTGCATGGACATTTGCTTTCTAAATTCTTCTCGCGAGGTTATAGCTGTAAGAGGTACAGTGAACTCACGCACGCCATCTTGTGGTAGGTGTAAACGTATTACCACAACTTCACCAAGATCTACATCTACAATACGGTTCACGATATAAATGTCGTTGTGGTATATAAGTTCTTCGTCTGGTTCGCCTTCATCGTTAGATGTGCGTATATAAACACCACCATTATTAGCGCCCCTAAAGTAGGGCTTAGGGTATGTCGGAATCACATACGTAGTAGTAGGAGTATTCGGTAAGTCCAACGCAGGTACTTCTACTACATTATCTTCTGGCGTAGCTTCTCTTACACTGCTACCCAACGATATGGGAGACTTTATCTTGCCCCAGTGCGGACATTGTGTACATACGTCAGGCTTAAACTCATCAAAGTGGGAGCACAGGTAAGGCCCTTTAATCTTATCGAACTTATCCTGTGTCTGTTCTGGAGAATATTCAGGGTGGTTCTTAGACATAACGTGGGCGGCTTTCTTACCATCAGAACAGAACTTAGCAATAGATAATCCTGCACGCCATATAGGTTCGCTACACTCATCTTGATTAACTACTATGTCAACCAACTGCGCACAGCTAGATTCTCTAGTAATAATATCTTTGAACTTGTGTTGCTTGTTGCCCATCAACGCTTCCATCATAGCGGTGGCAGGTTGTGACTCTATTTTCTGAGGTACTGGTATCTGGTCAGCACCAATCAACTTAGCAAACGCGTCAAGGCTTACAGGCTCAGGTACGTGTTCACTATAAAATTCAACGGGGGATGGTGGCTCAGTCTTGTGGTTGTGTGTCGTTGGTATGCGCAGTACCCTAGCCGCATCGGCAGTTACTGATGGGTCAATTGTAAACCCATGATTCTTACACAACTGTTTCAAGTGATCTGCAACAGGCTTCCAATCGTCCCTGCTAACAGCTTCAGACAAAGGCCAGTAACAATGTACCCCCCTGCCAGAATCAACTAGTAGTGGGCGAGGTAATTCAACCTTTTTACAAAATCTTTGTAGGGCTTGAAGACCTTCCTTCTTGGTTGGATAATCTCTGCCTTCCCCGCAGTCGATGTCCATAAAGAAAGATTTTAACTGTTTTACGTTGTCAGCTACACGAGAACCACTTTCTTCAAACGTAGCCAGTGCAAAGTATGGGCTATACCCACGAGCATCTAGCTTACGTGCTTCTTGTAGTAACGAATCATACGTTGTATGAAACGTTTGTGGTCTATCGTTTTGGCCTAGCTTGACCGCAAATAAACAGTAGTATCCTTCATTCCCCGTTACTTTATCGAGAAATACTTCTGCTTCCATAATACATTCCTAATTCCGAGGGTGGAGATAGCAGGGGCGCATGACGCGCCCTTTTCGGTAATACCTAGCTAAGTTTTTTGGACTAGTCGTCCCAGTCGTCTACGATTGATGCAATATCAGCGTCAGACTTTTTTGGTTTTGGTGTTGCTTTTTTACTGACTTTTTTAGGTTCAGGAGTTTTTTCTTCCCCGAACTCAGCTTCAATAACATTAGTTGCTGATTTAGTTTCTACAACTTCAAAAGGATTATCTTCAGAAGAGAACTCAAACCCACCTTCAACAGCGGAGAAAGGTGATGATGCTTCCATTGGTACGTACTTAATAACCTGTACCGCTTTCAAACGCAGTGAGATTCCTGCTTCACGCATGTTGTAGGGCACAAATATAACCGCAACATTAACTGTACTGCCAGTAGTAAGCATGAAATCTTCAGGTAGTTTAACGCCTTTGGAATCATATTGTACAGGTTTAAATGTAGCTTCCTTACCATAAGCACCTTTAAGGGTAGCTTTATAAGTATACATACCATCATCATCTTTGGCGAATGGCATCTCAACTTTCTCAGGCCAACCTTTTTCTTTACGTGCTTCATACGCCTGACACATACCCAAGTATAATTCTTTAGCTTGGTCTTTGGTCATACGAAACTTCATCTCGTATTTAGCGCCATCTTCAAATGGGTCACATGGTACAGTACGATTCTCAGCGTTATCGAACTTGTATGTTTTGTTAATACGAGGCCACTGAGCCTCAACGTTTTGTATCATAAAAGTGCTATTTTGATTAGCCATAACTATTTACCTTAAATAAATTAATTCGCGTTTATATCAAACCCACCTTCCACGCTACCAAAGGGTGATGGTTCATTAGTAACAGGGACGAATGATGTGATAGCACGTTTAGTGTCTTCGTGTACCACCATCTCTGATACTTTAATCCCCAACCCCGAGTCGAGAGGTCGAACAGGTTTAAAATAAAGTTTTGGGACAACGCTGTCTTTATCAAACGTAATGTTTGTGACAACGCTAGTAACTGATGTATCGTGCGCAGATAGATAGCGAGCATATTCTTGCATGCCCATATTACCATTAACTACCCTACCAAATATTGAACTGGCAGGTATCTGCAACTGATACACCTCATCGAGGTTTCCCTCAAATACAACTGCAAGGCGCTGTTGAAACCGACAAGCCCTGCCACCATTCTCTCCTGAACCACGTACGTTTTGTGTGCAGTCCATACACCTACGTGCTTGCACGTTATCTTCTGATACATTCGGGGATGGTGTTTGTGTGTCGTCTGACCAACATACTGGGGCAGTAGACTTATTAGGGTCAAACTGATTACCAAAATATGATCTAGACACAGGTGCGGCATTCACAATGATTACGTTTACAGCTTCGCCAATAGTAGTTTGTTCGCCACCATCAACATCTGTAAATACACCACCACGTATGCTTAACCTTTTCACTAGAAATCCTCATCTAGGGTTTCAGGGTTAAACTCAAAGTCACTTACAGCTTCCTGAACTACCGAGTCTTTATTGGTATTCAAAAAGGCGTTTTCAATCCCTTGAAGGTTATAACGATAAGTGTTACCTATCTTTACATATAAGTCTTCGGGTATCTTACCTTGACGTAACCACTGACGTACGGTGTGCTTAGATACACTAAACTTATCCGCTACATCACCAATTGGTACAAAATTATCTGACATTACTTTCTCCTCACTGATACAACATATTCAGAATCTACGTTAAGACCTTTAGGTACAAGGTCGGGGTTCTCTTCCAAAAACTGCTTCATATTGCTCTGATTGACACGCTTGTCTAGCAGTTCAGGTGCTTCTTGCTGAAGTACAAACTCATGCATAGAAGACCAATCACTAGTCCAATAACGTGTTCTAGCAGAACGGTAAAACAATCCCGCAGAAGTCCTTACACTATCGACACCTTGATCTTCACAGTAGTCCAGTAAAGCACGCTTCACCTTATCTAGCTGATCGGATAACTCAGCATCCTTCTCTTTAAACTCTGCTGATAACTCACTACGCTTATCTTTTATCTTCAAATAGACAGTAGTTAGCTTCTCAGCGTTCATTTTTCCTTCGCTCATCTTTCGCTCCTTAACTAAAGGGACAGTCAAGATAGCGTATGATTGTGGGCTAGTCAAGTATTTCTTTATATAAATCAATCATTCTTGTGTGAACGTCTAGCCTATTATCTAGTAACGAGTAAACACGTCTTTCTACGTGCGATCCTTGTAGGTGAACAACGGTACATTTTTGATCTTGCCCTGACCTGTGCACCCTAGCATTAGCTTGCGCGTACGTTTCTAACGAACTGGTTGGCGACCACCATACAACCGTGTTAGCCGCTGTAAGTGTTACCCCGTGTGCCGCTGACTGTGGTTGGATAACTAAAACTTTAGGGTCATCTTGTTCTTGAAACCGTTTAAATATGTCTGTTCGTTTGGGTGCAGGTACATCGCCATTAATAATTTCAGTAGTGATACCATCTTTGCGTAACCTGTCAGTGAGTAACTGTATGGTGTGTCTGAACGGCACGAATACTAATACTTTCTTACTAGATTCATCAATTACTTCTCGCAGTACCTTATACCGTTTAGTTATATCAAACTCTAATGAATCACCAGTATCGGTATAAACAGCACCAGAAGATATTTGTAGTAGCTTATTCATGTTAACTGCCGCATTAGCCGCAGTGATTTGTTCACCTGCCGCTTGCATGATCATCTTACTCTTCAATTCTTTATAGTATTTCTTTTGTTGGGGGGTCATATCTACTTCACGATGCACATATACCATAGGTGGTAAGTCTAAACACTCATCTTTTGTGAACCGTATGGCAGGTTGCAATGCTTTATGCACTACATCAGTAGCATTTTCTTTCGGTATCCATTTGAAGTTAGTTATCTTTTGCATAACCATATCCCTAAACGTACCAAAGAAACGCGGTACTCCAACAGGGTTAACTAACTTAGCAATGCCATACGCATCGGTAGGACTCTGTGCCGCAGGTGTACCCGTCATCATCCAAAGCCACGTGCTTTTATCCATTAGTTTGTTTAGCGTCTTCCATCTTTTAGTCTGTACGTTCTTATAGTGTGTAGCTTCGTCAACAATTATTAAGTCAAACCCACCTTCTTTAACTACGTCTTGTACAATCTCCACACCATCGTAATTTATTATTACAAACTCTGCTCCGTTCTCAATTATCTCTCTGCGCTTCTTCTTTGAACCATAGGCTACGTCTACCTTGCGGTGCATGGCAAAACTAAACAAGTCATTGCGCCACGCTGATTCCATGATAGATAGAGGACATATAACTAATACTCTATTTATCTTACCTTGCTCTAGTAAGTAATCTGCCGCCCATATAGCACTGGCTGTCTTGCCTGTACCCTGCTCATTAAAACAGAAGGCTCTCTTATTTAGCGTGAAGAAACTTGCAGTAGTCTTCTGGTGATCGTATGGGTCATACCTACCTGTCCACTCGTACCTACCTTCTATTGGTGAGGGTGCATTGATACCAATGTTTCTTAATACCTGCACTTCGTCAACTCCCCAACTGACTATAACTTCATGTTCTGATAACGTCTTACTCTTTGGTATACAACTCGTCACTTTACCCGGATTACGTAAGTTAAGTAATAAAGCCCTGTTATCTACGATCTTCAATTTTTATTCTCCATAGGTTAACCTCGTAAAGCGGTCTTCGCTTACGATTAATGTAGCCCCGCTTCGTTCGTAGATGGGGCTAGGTCTAGTATGAACAGGGCAACAATATCACCATAACCTGACAAACTAACTTGATTTTATGAAGTGTCCTTCAAGGGAGGAAATAGTCCCCTACTCCATTTTGTTTAAAGACGCATCAAGCTAAGCGTCCGAGAGTGAATTCTTACTCCGCGTTTGTAACTTTGCGGATTCCTGATGCCACACCTGTAGTTACATAAGTAACAGTATCAGTTACATCTTTACCTACCGCGGAAGTTACATTTGCTACACCGTTACCACTAGCTTTAAGGGTGTCGTTTATAACTCCCTGCGCTCCATCAACAGTAGCATTAAAAGTAGAGCACCCTGCCAAGGCAAAAAGTGTTACAGCTATTAAATACTTCATTACATTCTCCAAGTTACTTTTTAGGTTTAGGTTTGTGCCCATTTCTTGCACGATTCTTACTGGGGCTTTCTAGCTTATACCCGTCCTTGTTACTGCCACCATCTTTCAACATCTTGTTATGGCTGATGTCTTTCCCTTTACGCGCGGCTTTGCCATTCTTCTTATCAAACGCTCGTCTAGCACGTTGGCGTTCCATTCTTCGCTCGAACGTGTCACTGCCAACAGGGGCGTTGACTTGCTTCTTTCGTTTCTTCCTCATCAGTGCCTCCCATTGTGCACACATTCGGTGATTAAACAGTGTCGCTTACATAACCCACTTTGGTGGGCATTCCATACATCTTTCTTAAATGCGGTTTCCATGCGATTGTAGTCAGATAACCACTTCTCCCACATCATACCAGCTTGTTCTTTGCCATACGTTTCACGTATTAACTCGTTACATACTACAAACAAAAGCCCGCCACGTACAGTCTCAACTTCAGGAAAGTGTTTAAATATACACAGTGCCATTAATTCTAACTGACCTTTATCGGCATACCTAGTGTTCTTGCTTGTCTTGTAGTCAATCACCCAAGCAATCTTGCTTTCTTTATCTAGTATAACTAAATCTGCTATACCACGATACCAACAATTGTCGTCCCAAAACCCACAAGGTTCTAGGTCTGCCGTTAACCCCATTTCCAATTCGCAGAGTTTCTCTCCCTTTTTTGAGCATAACGCATCAAGCGGAGCCTTTATGTAGTCGTACTCTGGGGGTAACGGTTTCCCATCTCTTACATACTCTTCAGCGGCTTCATGCACCGCAGTCCCATACAACATAGCCTCGGTCTGAGGCTCTTTGTAATCCTTTGCTACCTTTAGATGATAGAACTTTTTTGGGCATTGTTCAAAGGATTTAATTTTGCTGAATGACCACGGTGCAATACTCATCAGATGTTACCTGCGGTTGCCACTATTACTACTACACCCAATGCTACTACTAACAACTCAGCGTAAGTAAAAGAGTGGGTCTGTTTCAACCATGCCATTACTTCCATCTTTGTTTCCGTAACTTCTTCAATAGCTTTATCCGCCGCTTCATTTACTTCTTTAATAGCATCTTCAATTTTATCTTTAGACATTATTCACAGTCTCCATAAGATTTGCCAATGCCAGACTCACACGTTATAGGCATACCTTCCGCCCATGAAGGTGTCGTACTCATACACGCTTCAATGTATTGTCTAGCTTCGTCTAACTCATCATCAGGTACACAGCATACCACAGAATCATGTACCGTAAGCACAGGCTTATACTTCTTAGCTATAGCCAACATCTGTTCACCCATGATGCATCTAGCAATGGCTTGGCATACATTCTCTGTAACCTTACCACCATAGATTCTTGTGCGCCCGCGTCTTGTCTTATAACTAAACTCAACACCACGTTCGCCTTGTTCAAACTCCAAGTCATCGTAACGCATAACTAAACCACTAGGCAACTCAACACCATAACCTGTTTGTGTGCGTACACTCTTAACTATGTTTTCCGCTCCGAATGAGATTGGCTTGTCACGTGACATCTCTACCAACATATTCTGACAGTTACGCCAGAACTGACTTATCTTCCAGTTAGCCTCTCGGTAGATGGATATAATCCTACGCGCTTCCTCTACATCTATAGTAGTACCAAATGACTTCAACTGCTCAGCGAATCGTACAGCACCCATGCCATACCCTGCACCAAGTATCGTACTCTTACCGACAAACCGTTGCTCCTTGGTAACGTCTTCCTCTTTGACGTTGTATATCTTAGATGCCATTTTAATATATACATCTTCGTTGTTAGCAAACGCTTCAACTAGGTCATCTTGTCCTGCTACCCACGCAAGTACACGCGCTTCAATCTGTGAGGAATCACAATCTACTAGTGTGTAACCTACTGGCGCAATGATACTGGACTTCAACTTCTTACCATTAGCACCACGACTGGGTAGGTTCTGAATGTTAATCTTGTCATCGCCACCCCACCTGCCAGTATGTGCCGCGTAATATCTCACTGGGATAGGTATTAGTCCACGTTTAGCAATACCTATAAACCTCTCAGTACGTGATTCCTCTAGCGTACTCTTAGTACCCAAACGTGCAGTAACAAGT